CGGTCACATTACCTCTGGAAGCATGAGCCCTGCTTCATGGGCTGGCGCCGCCCGAACCGCCCGCCGAAGGTCGCCGAGCAGACGCTGCCCTCGACCTGGGAGATGCCCAGCTTCGCAAAGGACGAGCGCCCCGACCACCCGACGCCCAAACCGCTCGACGCCTTCGGCATCCCGATGCGCCAGCATGTGGCGCGGGGCGGGCTCTGCTACGAGCCGTTCTCCGGCTCCGGCTCTCAGATCATGGCGGGCGAGGGTGAGGCGGAACGAGGCGGGCGTCCGGTGGACGGCCGCCCCGCCGAACGGCCGCCGCGTCTTCGCGATGGAGATCAGCCCGGCCTATGTCGACGTGGCCGTGGAGCGCTGGCAAGCTGAGACCGGCAAGAACGCGATCCTCGACGCCGACGGTCGGACCTTCGCCGAGGTGAAGGCCGAGCGGCTGGGCGAGACCCCGGCCGCGGCCGAGGGGGCCCACGCGGCCTGACGACGTGGATGGCGTGGCTCTACCTTCCTCCGGCCTGTCTGCCGGAGCCGGCGGCGCGTGCCTCTTCGGCCTCTCGCTCTGCTCCGGCGCCGGCGGCCTCGACCTCGGGCTGCACCTTGCGCTCCCCGGATATCTTACTGTGGGTCACGTCGAGCGGGACGCCTACGCCGCGGCCATCCTCGTGGCGCGGATGGAGCGAGGGGCGAACGCCATGCGTTCGAGTGAGCCCCGAGCGCGGCCCTGGATCGCGCGCCTGTCTGGGACGACGTTACCACCTTCGACGGCCGCCCGTGGCGCGGCGCGGTGGACATCGTCACTGCGGGCTATCCGTGCCAACCGTTCTCCGTCGCGGGCAAGCGCCGGGGTGCCGACGACCCGAGGCACCTCTGGCCCCATGTCGCCCGCATTGTCGGAGAGATCGAGCCGCCCTTCGTGTTCCTCGAGAACGTCGCCCATCATCTCCGCCTCGGTTTCCCCGAAGTTGCCGGAGGACTGGTCGGCATGGGCTACCGCCTTGCGGCGGGCCTCTTCACGGCGGCGGAAGTCGGCGCGCCCCACCGGCGCGAGCGGCTATTCATCCTCGCCATCCGTGAGGGTGACAAGCTGGCCGACCCCGCGCGCCTGCTCTGGGACCCGGTCGAGTGGCGGGAACCGGACGGAGATGCTGCGGCTATGGCCGACGCCGATGGCGAACAACGGCTGCAAACCGAGTGCGGGCAACCGCAAGACCGCCGATCTGACGCATTCGGCTGGGATGTGGATGACGCCGACGGCGCGGGATCACAAGGATGGGGCGACGAGCCTTGCCAACACGCCGGTGAACGGCCTGCTTGGCCGCCAGGTCCTGGTGACGCCGACGGCTGGGCGCGATTCCTCGCCGTCGCCCCGAACATTGAACCCGCTGTTCGTCGAGGCGCTGATGGGCTGGCCCGACCCTGGTGGACCGGCTTCGGCTCTGTGGCAACGGAGTGGTCCCGCTGGTCGCGGCGCATGCGCTCCGAACTCTTGCGGCTGAACTGCTGGCCGATGGATGAGGGTGCGCGATGAAACAGAGCCGGATCATGTCGATGGTCGAGGCCGCGACGAATGTCGTCGTCGGTTATGTCCTCGCCATCGTCACGCAGATCGTCGTGTTCCCGTGGTTCGGGATCGAGACGGGGCTCACCGAACATCTGACCATCGGCCTCGCCTTCGTCGGTGTCTCGCTGGCGCGCGGCTACCTGCTGCGCCGGCTGTTCGAGGCGATCCGGATCCGGAGCGCGGAATGAGACACCGCCGCCCGAGTAAGGGCGGCGGCCTTTGGGTTGTCGTGATGCCGGTGTCAGTCGCTTATGGCGTAGACCCGGCCCCTTCCGTCAACCTTTTCGGAGGTGATCGTCAGACCGAGCTTTTTCTTCAGCGCGCCGGATATGGCGCCTCGCGCTGTATGCGGTTGCCAGTCGAGTGCCGCCACAATCTCGTCGATGGTGGCACCGCCCTCGGCACGGAGCATCGCGATCAGGGTTTCCTGCTTGGTGCCTTTCCGGCGCTGGACCGGGGCAGGCAGCGTTTCCGCCGGCCGCGTCTCATCCTGATCGTCCGTGATCCCGAGAGTGCTGTAGGCCAGCGGCGTGGCGCGCAGGGTGATCGGGCCGCGCTCCTCGTCGTGGCGCCAGACCGTGTTGAGGTCGGTGGCAGCGACTTCCTCGATCAGTCCGCGCTTGAGCAGGCTCTTGCAGACATTGCCGACGGCGCCGCCCTTGAGGCTGGCGGTGACGGGGAAGATGGCTCCGTCCTCGCGCGCGCAGGCGGTGGACAGGATGACGGCTTGGGTGTCGGACAGCTGGATCTGGGTCATGGGTCGTCTCCGTGTTCGGGGCAGCGACCGTCGCGGCCCTCCTACGACCCGTTCGCCCGACTTACGCGGCCCCACTGGGGCCACGGTTCGGGCTCACCGCGCAGGGGGCGCGGCGGGAGTTCAGGCAGTGCCGGAGGTCAGCGGGCGTGCTCGCCTTCGCCGAAGGCGCTGTCGGTGATGCGCTTCAGGAGGCTTGCGTAGTGTTCGAGGGTGCCGACCATGGCCCAGCCCACCTCGTCGGGGTGGCAGTTGAAATGGTCGTCGCTGAGCGCGTGCAGGCGCGCGAGCATCGCGTCGATCTCGGCTTTCTTGCCGATGAAGGCCGCGAGCGCGTTCGACCGGTTCCTCGAACCGGTGGCGGAACCGGTCTCACCCTTGTTCCGGCGCGCCTTCTCGGCGCGGGCCTCAAAGCGCGGGGTTGTGATCGGGTTCAGGCGGGTTGTCATCGTGGTGGCTCCGGGTGAGTTGCATCGTCCTTGTGGGATCGAAGTTCGCTCTATCCGCGAGGCTTATCAACTCGATAAGCACATGATTCTGAATGACAATCGGAGCCGTCGATGCAGGGCATGAGCGAGCGCCAGTACGCCGCCCGTGTCGGGTTGTCGCGCGGCGCGATCCAGAAGGCGAAGGCTGCCGGCCGGCTCGTCCTGCACGCCGATGGCAGCATCGACGCTGCTGCGTCTGACCGACTGCGGGCGGAGGCGACCGATCCGTCGAAGACGAGGAAGGCGGCTGCTCCGAAAGAGCAGAAGCTGAAGCCCGTGCCCGAAGCGGCGGTCTCTGCCGTCGGCGACACGCTTAAGGAACAGGGCATGGCAGCGCCGGTCGCGGGCGGCGGCACGACCTTCCTGCAGGCCAAGACGGCGCATGAGGTGCTGAAGGCGCAGGAACGGCGCATCCGGCTTGCGAAGCTGAAGGGTGAGCTTGTCGACCGCGACCGGGCCACGTCGCTGGTCTTCCGGCTTGCGCGCGAGGAACGCGATGCCTGGGTCAACTGGCCGGCGCGAGTGGCTGCGCTGATGGCGGCAGAGTTGACGGCCTCATGTAGCGAAGCGGTAGGCCACGAGGTGATCATCGAGACGGCGGCCATGCAGAAGGTTCTGGAGGCCCATGTCCGCGCCCATCTCGAGGAACTTGCCCAGCCCCGGATCGCCCTCTGAGGATATCGCCCAGTTCGACGGAGCGGAGGCGCTGCTCAGGGCCTGGGGTCGCGGGCTCACGCCCGATCCCTGGCTGACCGTCTCGGAATGGTCGGACCGGCATCGCTGGCTGAGTTCGCGCGCGAGTGCCGAGCCCGGACGGTATCGCACCGAGCGCACGCCCTACATGCGCGCGATCATGGACGCGCTCTCGCCCGGCGACCCCACCCAGCGGGTGGTGTTCATGAAGGCTGCGCAGGTCGGCGCGACGGAGGCAGGCAACAACTGGATCGGCTTCGTGATCCATCAGGCGCCGGGCCCGATGCTGGCGGTCCAGCCGACGGTGGAGTTGGCGAAACGGAACTCGCGCCAGCGGATCGACCCGCTGATCGAGGAAAGTCCAGCGTTGAAGGAGCGCGTTCGTCCGGCGCGGGCGCGCGACAGCGGCAACACGCAGCTGTCGAAGGATTTCCCGGGCGGCGTGCTGGTGATGACCGGCGCCAATTCGGCGGTCGGGCTGCGCTCGATGCCGGCGCGCTACGTCTTCCTCGACGAGGATGAGCCATTGTGCGCCATTGGTTCGAGCACAATGGCGAATGCCTACCCGGCCTCGGCCGATGAGGAAGGCGATCCGGTGGGGCTCGCCGAGGCACGCTCGCTGACCTTCGCGCATCGGCGCAAGGTGCTGCTCGTTTCGACGCCGACGATCCGCGGCGTCAGCCGGATCGAGCGGGAATACGAGGCCAGCGACCAGCGTCGCTACTTCGTGCCGTGCCCGCATTGCGGCCATGCGCAGTGGCTGCGCTTCGAGCGGCTGCGCTGGGAGAAGGGTAAACCGGAGACGGCGGCTTACCACTGCGATGCCTGTGACGGGCGGATCGAGGAACACCACAAGCCGGCCATGCTGGCTGCGGGCGAATGGCGGCCGACCGCCGAGGCCCGTGATGCGCGGACAGTGGGGTTTCATCTCTCGGCGCTCTATTCGCCGCCGGGGTGGAAGAGCTGGGCCGACATCGCGCGCGACAAGGAGGCGGCGGCGGGTTCGGACGAGGCGGAACGGGTGTTCCGCAACACGGTGCTGGGCGAGACCTGGATCGAGACTGGCGATGCGCCGCACTGGCAGCGGATCGCCGAGCGGCGCGAGGACTGGCCGGCGGGAACCGTTCCCGACAAGGGACTGTTCCTGACCGCCGGGGCCGACGTGCAGAAGGACCGGGTCGAGGTCGATGTCTGGGCCTGGGGTCGTGGGCTGGAAAGCTGGCTCGTCGATCACGTGGTGATCGAGGGTGGGCCGGGGCAACCCGAATGCTGGAAGGCGCTGACCGATCTCTTGGGGCGCAACTGGCGGCACGCTGGTGGCGCCGAGCTTGGCCTGGCAAAGCTCGCCATCGACACCGGCTACGAGACGGCCGCGGTCTATGGCTGGGCGCGCTCGGTGGGCTTTGCACAGGTGGCACCGGTCAAGGGGCTCGAGGGCTTCAACCGGTCGAGCCCCGTATCTGGGCCGACCTTCGTCGACGCGACCGCCGGCGGGAAACGCCTGCGCCGGGGCGCGCGGCTCTGGACGGTGGCGGTCTCGACCTTCAAGGCTGAGACCTATCGCTTCCTTCGCGTGGCGCGGCCCACAGCCGAGGAACTGGAGGCGGGCGCGGCGTTCCCGCCCGGCACGGTGCATCTGCCCGGCTGGGTCGACAGCGAGTGGATCCGGCAGCTGACGGCAGAGCAACTGGTGACGGTGCGCAACCGGCGCGGCTTCGCACGGCTCGAATGGCAGAAGATGCGTGAGCGCAACGAGGCGCTGGATTGCCGGGTCTATGCCCGCGCCGCCGCCTGGATCGCGGGCGCGGATCGCTGGCCCGAGGCGACATGGGCCGATCTGGAGGCGCAACTCGGCGTGCCAACCGGCGTGGACAGCCCGGCCGGCATGATCGGACGCCCCGATCCGGGCGCACAAGGCAAGCGCCGCTCCGACTGGCTCGGGCGGCGGGAAGGATGGTTCTGATGGCCGACTGGACGGAAGCGGAGCTCGCGGCGCTCCGGCGCGCCTATGCGAGCGGGACGACGCGGGTGAGCTATGACGGCAAGACTGTCGAATACGGCTCGGCCGAGGACCTGCTCGGGCGCATCCGCACCATCGAGCGCCAGATCGCCGGGGCAACCGCTCGGCCCATCGCGGGCTTTGCCGGGTTCGCGCGGGGGGATCGCTGATGGTCTCCTGGTTCGACCGGGCCATTGCGAGCGTCGCGCCGCGCGCGGCCACGCGGCGCGTGCTGGCGCGGCAGGCCTTCGAGGGGCTTGCACGCTCGTATGACGGCGCGGCCCGGGGCCGGCGCACCGATGGCTGGCACGCGCCGGGATCCTCGGCGGATGCCGAGATCGGCCGGGCCGGCGCGCTCTTGCGCGACCGGATGCGGGATCTTGTGCGCAACAACCCGCATGCGGCCAAGGCTGTCTCGGTACTCGTCAACAACATCGTCGGAGCCGGGATCATGCCGCGCGCGGCGAGCGGCGATGCCGCGCTCGACAAGGAGGTGGACCGGCTCTTCGAGATCTGGGCGCATGACTGCGATGCCGACGGCCAGCTCGACTTCTACGGGCTTGTCTTACGACGATCACAGGCTCCCGGGTTAGAAGGGAGCCGCTGCCCGGCACCTTAAATATGCCGGGCAGCGGCGGCGGTTGGATCGTAAT